GATTGATCCGTTCTCACATCTAACGAATGAATAAGTCATTATTCATTATGATGTGCGTGAAGCCTGTACCACGTGATTTAAAGGAGAGGGACGCTGCGCCTGGCAAGCGTGAGTCACGACTAGAGGAAGGAGGTCGCTAGGTGGAAAAACATTTTAGTGAGGACCTCGAGAGTTTCACCATTCAACCTTATCGCATGAAAAGGTTGAAACCTTATTACGATTACATGTCTAAGGATCGTACTAAGGCTATCTATGATGATAGGGTGGCACAAGTCTTGGAAGCTCAAGGTATATCAGCAGTGGAGTCACCTCGCTCCGTTTATGAAGTTGATAAACTTTTCTCTTCCTTGGCCAAGTACGCACCAGGTCGGATCGTCGACCCGAAACGATCCCCAGAGTTATCTCATGGTATAGCGCTCGCGCGTGCTTGTTTCAAAAGGCCAGATCATCGATTGAAATTAGACATTCTACCGATGACATTCGATACTGTGGCGGCAGTAACATCGAATCCCAGTGGTTCAGCCGGTTTAACTGCTTATGGTTCAACCAAAGCTGAATCAATGGTCAGAGCCTTAGAGCGTGGGTTGCAGACGATTGAACAAGAGAAAGCACCCGAACCATGCCTTGCGTTCGCGAGGACGCAGTTCAATGGTAAGACACGACTAGTCTGGGGTTATCCCTATTCTATGACTGTAATCGAAGGATTGGTTGCTTTTCCTCTTATTCAAGCGTTCAAGGGCGGAACGACGCCTATGGCGTTTGCGATGCCATCAGGAGTCTTAGGAACTAAACTTGTGGTATCGTCCTACCACAAGAAGTGGGCCTATTCAGTTGATATGTCTTCGTACGATGCATCAATTTCAAGACTCCTTATTCATGAAGCATTTAAGATTCTGCATACGTGGTTTGACCTTGAACAAGTTGAACCTACAACAGGTAAAACTGTTAGGGACGTCTTCAGGCTGATAGAGCGGTATTTTGTCAGCTCACCCATTGTAATGCCTGACGGTCATATTTATAAAGGCCGTAAGCATGGGGTCCCGAGCGGATCTTTCTTCACACAGATTATTGATTCTGTTGTGAATGTAATTATCGCTGGAACTATTTCAGCGAAATTCAACATGAACATCGACAAACGTGAAGTCTTTGTTCTTGGTGATGATCTAATCATGTGGTCGAATCGTAACATCGACTTGGATACCATCGCTAGATACGCAAGCGATGTGTTCTCAGTTCAGTTCAATGCTGAGAAGTCTCATAAGTTTAGATACGATGAGCCTATCCACTATCTAGGTAGGGTTTGGACAAATGGGCTGCCCGACCTAGATCTTGATGAGATCGCAAAGCGGATGGTGTTCCCAGAACGCTTCAGGAGATATTCGAAAGATGAGGAGACGGCAAAGAGGGAGGTACAACTTCTTGTCCTTAGCTATGCGGCTGTCTACTGGACCGCTTTGTCCATAGCCCAAAAGGCTTATGGATCACGTAGTTACTACGGAAAGGGTGGCGCAACCCTTGACGTACACACGTATCTCCGGCATGGGGAGGTGCTCAAGGTTAACCCGGACCATCAGGCTGGTTTGCAGAGGTACCTTAGCAAGTATGTACACACCCAGGGCAGGTCGGAGATGCCGCACACTGCTCTACTGTACTGGTTGT